GCTACTGTTGGCGGTGCTAACGCAAACACTTATATAGGTCTTTCTGACGCAAACTCTTTTATTGAAGGGCTTGTTCTTAGTGATGACGCTGCGGCATGGGATAACTCATCAACCGACAACAAAAATCGTGCGCTTTTTACAGCAGCCCAGAGAATAGACAGAGAGAAGTTCTTAGGAGCTAGGGTGTCTGATACTCAAGCTTTGGAGTGGCCTAGATCAGGAGTAAGGAAGCCTGACACATACACCAACTTGTATGGTTTAAGCTTTCCAAATAGATTAGTTGCTGATTATTACCTTGATACTGAAATCCCAGACAGGGTAAAACACGCACAGGTCATCTTGGCTGTTTATCTAAACAACAATAGGAATGGGTTAGAACTAAGCGGCTTGGAGGATTTTGCTGCTGTAAGTATTGGAAATATAAATGTGACCCCAAGATTTTATGGGGCTACTGGTATTGATCGTATTCCACCGATAGTTGATCATTACTTGATGGGTATTAGAATAGGTGGAAGAGCAAACTTATCAATCAAGAGGTCTTAAAGTGAACTACGGCTACCAATACCCAGCAGGGTTAATCATTACAGATACAAATGCCCACACAGGCAGATTTGGCAAGGTGCATTGTTTATCTAATGCAGAGGTAACTCTTGTTGCTGAGAACTTAACAGAGAATGGTTCTTCAACTATCAATGGCATCACAATGAAATCATCTTCAGAGATTGAAGGTGTAATTACAAGTATCACTCTTGCAAGTGGTCAGGTCATAGCTTATTCATTATGAGCCTTGCTAATGCACTAAAAAAAGCTGCCAGTGCTTCACTAAAGAAGCTTGGTGGTGATGTAACTATCAGACAAGTGACAACAGGTGCATATAACACTACAACTGGAGCTATCACAGAATCTACATCTGATACCACTATCAAAGGTGCATTAAGTAATGTTTCGAGAAATCAAGTTAATGATTTGATTGAATCACAAGATAAGTTGCTTACTATATCTGCTGGTGATCTTACATTTACTCCTACAACAAAAGACAGAGTGGTTATTAGTAATGTTGAATTTAAAATTATTCAAGTTCTTATAAATGAGCAAAATAATACTGCTGTAAGTTTTGATTTGATTCTGAGGTAATTATGACAAGAAAAATCAGAATAGATCAGATAGATGATGTAATGAGAGAAGCAGTAGAAAATCTTGTACACGCTACAACTTTTGAATGGACAAGGAGAGTTAAAAAAGCAACACCAGTTGATACTGGCAGACTTAGATCAGCATGGCAAACAGATGTAAAACCATTTGAAGGCACAATTATTAATAATGTTGTTTATGCAGAGCCTGTCTGCTTTGGTGTTAACTTGCCACCATCATGGGGTGGTGTTTATAGGACAAGACAAAAAACAGTTGCTGGGTTTCCAGAGCTTATTGGAAAAGAATTAGAAAGATATGCTAGAAAAGAATATGAAAAGATTAAGAGAGGCATTTAGATGGCCGCTGTAGATTTAAACACCGTAAGATCAACAATCGAGGCTAGGTTAGCCACAGAACTCGCTTCAAGCCCTGCTGTGCCTGTTGTTTTCAATAATATGAGCTTTGATTCAACTACTGAAGATAGCTTTGTTCAATGCGTTACAAGCTTTGGTGCAAATGAATATTTAACTCAAGGCGATACAACTAATGCTTTCAATAGTATTACTGGATTAATTTTGTTAAATGTATTTACTGAAGAAAACATAGGAGCAGGTGCTAATTTCACTATTTGCAAACGTCTTAGGGACTTATACAATAGGGTGACTGTTTCTAATGTAATTTTTGATTCACCTGTAGGCCCTGAGATATTTACATCTAGTCCAGAAGGTAAGTTTCAAACACAGATTAGAATTACATTTGAAATCTATGAGGATCTTTAACTATGGAAATCACAGAAAAAATGCTTGATGCTATTGAAGCTGTAAAAGGCAGAAGAGAGCCACAATATTGGGACAATCAATGCAGAAGATATATGGAAAAACAAGAATCAGTTAAAAAAGCTGTAAAAAAAGCAGAAAAGAGTTAAGATAATTATAAATCTTTCTTTTAATTGTTATGGCTGCTGTTAAAGGTGATGTGGGTCAAGTCAAATTTGATGATGGTGGCTCATCCGTAAACCCAGTGCTAGGTACTAGATCATGGTCTATGTCTATCACCAAAGATACTCAAGAAACAACTGTACAAGGTGACACCTTTAAGAAATTTGTTGGTGGACTTATTGAGGGTGAGGGGTCTGCTGAATTAGTTTATGACTCTGCTGCCTCTGGTGAGACTGCTACATTTATGGATGGAGTATTAACAACAGGTGATGCCGCTACTGCTGCCTTTGAACTATTCCCAGACAGTGCTAGTGGTTCTGCTAAAATTAGTTTTACTGGTTTAATTACAAACTTTGATATGGGTGCAAGCATGGGTGACATCCAGACAATAAACATCACATTCAAACCATCTGGAACTATTACTTCAGCTATTTAATTTTTTAAAATTCTTCGCATTTATTTATGGCAAACCAAAGAACCGCAGACCTTCTCATTGATGGTTTCAAAGATGAGATGACGACTAGACGCAAGTATGAATTAAAGGATTCATCTGGCAAAGTCTTAGCAGTTTTATATTTTCCTCCGATCACTAGATTTGACAGGCAAAAAGCACAACAGTTAGCTGGAACTGATGAAGCTTTGACTGTTTCTACTCAGCTGCTTTGTAAAATGGCACAGAAGGAAGATGGTACTCCAGCTTTTGATATGTCAGATGCACCAATATTACAAAGATCATTACCAGAAAAGGTTTTAAATGAACTTGAATTATTTTTATTTGATATTCAATTAGACCTTGATACTGCAAAAAAAGAATAAAAGGGGATAACTGGTTAAATTTTGAGTTTTTCCTAGCAACAGAACTTGGCAAGACATTACAAGAATTAAGAAATAGCCTTACAGAAGAAGAGCTAATATATTGGGCTGCATATTATGAGGTTAAAAATGATAGAGAAAAACAGCAAATGAATCGTCAAAAAGCAAATAGGAGGTAATATATAATAAAGACTTTTTTTATTTGTGGCACAGGCTAATGTAAAACTTACTGTTGATGCCACCAGTGCGACAAGAGCATTACAGGGTGTACAAAATCAAACTAATCAATTACAAAAAGCATTTGGTGGTCTTAAAACGGCATTACTTGGGATTGGATTTGTTGCTGTAACTAAAAATATTGTATCTACGACAGTTGAATATCAAAAACTCGAACAGAGATTAAAGGTTTTAACCGCAACAAACGGTCAATATGCGGAGTCTGTGGAACTTGCAAGACAAGCACAGGTTAAATTTGGTTTAAGTGGAACTGAAGCTCTTGAAGCTATAACTAACCTACAGGCAAGGCTTGGAACTTTAGGAGTTTCAATGCAAGATATGACAACAATATTTAATGGATTTAATACAGCAGCAATATTATCTGGAGCATCTACACAGGAACAGGTTGGGG